TTAATGGCGATGCTGGTCTCAGAACGGTATCAGCTGATATATCCAGAGACGAACAAATACACGTGGCCGCTAATAGCCTCGTATGTGCTGATATGGGTTTACGCCCTAGTCAATCTCTGGACAAACTTAGGAAGGCCACGATTAACTGGATCATGGAGCCACTAGGTAAGAATACCTATGGCGATAAATATTTAAGCAAAAAATTCTGGCTGGATACCAGTGATCGACTTATGTATGAGGGCAAAGCTCCAGAGCTTTCCGAAACTAAGTCAGCAAGAATGCCAGCCTTCTTTGAACATAGCAATGTCAATCTCCCCCAATACTCTTGAAGCAATCCTCGGACCAAATCTAGAGTCAATCCTCGCTGAACTTGAGGAAATTCACCCACAAATTACACCTAATCCTGATGAATCAATGGAAAAAATTATGTATAGATCAGGCCAACGCTCTGTAGTGGAGTGGATCAAAACCCGTATAAGTGAGGAACAATAATGGGACAATCAAGAACTCTGGCAGATCTTCTGTCAAAAATGGTAGGGCCAGGTAATAGTGATACAACTGAATTAAAAGCAGGGTATACTACACTACCAGAGAATAAATTTAGTGATTTCAAAACTTGGTATGGTAAGTTAAAAGACTCTTCGACTGGAATTGGTAATACATTCCACCAAGACGATTATGGTGACTTCAGAGCAGGTTTAAAACAATTTGGTATAGATGATACCAGAGGTTATCACCCCGATACATTTAGTTCTCAGAGTGTTATTGACTGGGCTGGACAGAGAGGAGTTACAACAACTGAAGATGATGTTCTTAAAATGTTCCAAACAGTTGGTTTAATTCCTGATCATCTAAAATCAGCTGCAGCAACAAAGGCAGCAGAAGAAGCAGCACAAGCAGAAGCAGAAGCAGGTGCTGGTACAGGAACTGAAACACCTAGCTATTTAACTGCTGATGATCTATCATCATGGTGGGAAGGTGTAGATAAATCTGGATGGGGTGGTAAGAAAGAAGATTCCAAACCTAAAGGCATGGGTGACTTCATGAAGTTCATGATGTTTATGTCTATGATGCAACCTCAAAGATCTGGAGGTGGTAGTCAGTACGGCTACGGAGGTTTAAACCCTGGAGGAGTTATGTCTACTCATAACCCACTAGATAATATAAACCAGTTGGTATCTGCCTTTGGACAACTACCTGGATCTAGTTCATCTACAACGTAAACATATACTTATTAATACAATGGCTTTTGATTGGGCAAAATATGGAGTAACAGACGCAAGGACTGGAGGCTCACAGGCTGATATTAAACATAATATCGACAGACTGTATCAAACTACAGTCGGACGTAACTCTGATTCTAGTGGTGAAGATTACTGGGCAAAACAAATAGGTTCAGGTAAAAATGATTACAGCACTTTAATGGCTGGATTAACTGGATCAAAAGAATATAAAGATAGATTAGCTGCTAAGACTGCTAACCCTAATATCACCGAAGCACAGTTAGATTCACTACCTAGTGCTTATGTCAGTCCATTCCATGCTGGCAGTGGATCAGCTGTAGCTGGTTGGAAAGATGGAGATGCATTAACTTCTTCAATAGCAGCAGCAACACAAGGTAACTATAGTGATCAAACAAATAAAAATGTGTTTGATGTTAACACAGCTAATAATGTAATTGATTCTACAGGTGGTGTTGGTGTTATTGGTGGTGTCGAAGGTACAGCTGCTAATAGCAATGCAGGTACAGGAGATCCCAAATACTTAACCTCACAGGGATTAACAGATTGGTGGGACAAACTTGATAAACCTTGGTTAACTCAAGCTGATGATACTACTACTAACACTGGTAGTAGTGATGACTTCATGAAATTGATGATGTTCATGGCTATGATGCGTCCTCAAGGAGGAGGTGGAGGCTTTGGACAGTATGGTTACGGTGGACTAAACCCAGGTGGAGTACAGTCTGCTTATAATCCACTAGATAATCTTTCAGGTTACATGGATGCATTTAAAACTCTACCTGGACTTTCAAGTAGCACAATTAGTACAGGTTCTAATTAAATAAAATGACAGCAAAAACTAGGTATGATTATTTATCAAGCGAACGTACCCAGTTTCTAGACGAAGGCGAACAAGCAGCGGAATTAACTCTTCCATATTTACTTACTCAGGATCAATACTCCAAGGGGATGAGACATCTCCCTACACCTTGGCAATCAGTTGGTGCAAAAGGTGCAGTGACATTAGCAGCAAAACTTATGCAAGCTATGCTCCCTGTACAAACCAGCTTTTTCAAGTTGCAGGTAGATGAAAGTCAACTTGGTCAGGAATTTGGTCCTCAAGTTAAATCAGAACTAGACTTATCTTTTGCAAAGATTGAACGCACTATCTTAGAGGCTATAGCTTCTTCCAATGATCGTGTGATCGTGCATGAAGCTCTATTACATTTAGTAGTAGCAGGTAATGCACTTATCTTTATGGGTAAGGATGGTCTGAAAGTTTATCCGCTTAACCGCTACGTTGTAGAACGAGATGGCGACGGCAATGTGATCGAAATAATCACGAAAGAAACTATTGCTAAAAAGTTAATAGAAGATCAACTACCAGAGGATGTACTACAACAGTACGACACAGTAGTTGATGGATATGATGATAGTGTTGAGGAGTGCGACATCTACACCCACGTCACACGAGACAACAACAGATACGTCTGGCATCAGGAAGTACATGGAAAAATACTAGAGAAATCCCACGGGAAATCCCCTGTTGATTTAACACCTTGGATAGCACTGAGATTTAACACAGTGGATGGAGAGGATTATGGACGGGGAAGAGTCGGTCAATTTATGGGCGACTTAAAATCATTAGACGCACTGTCCCAAGCCTTAGTGGAAGGGTCAGCAGCAGCAGCAAAAGTTGTGTTTACAGTTTCACCTTCTAGTACAACGAAACCCAGTACCCTTGCAAACGCAGGTAACGGTGCTATTGTACAAGGACGACCTGATGACATTGGAGTTGTACAGGTAGGTAAGACAGCTGACTTCAGAACAGCATTTGAAATGATGCAACAACTAGAACGTAGACTTAATGAAGCGTTCCTAGTTATGCAAGTCAGACAATCAGAACGCACAACAGCTGAAGAGGTACGCCTCACACAGATGGAGTTAGAACAACAGCTGGGCGGGCTTTTCAGCCTACTCACTACAGAGTTCCTACTGCCATACCTAAACAGAATACTTAGTCAATTTCAAAAGACTGGTAAGATACCTCGTCTACCAAAGGATATAGTTAAACCAACTATTGTTGCTGGTGTTAACGCACTCGGACGTGGACAGGATCGGGAAAGCTTAGGTCAGTTCTTAACTATTGTTTCTCAAACAATGGGACCAGAGGCTGTACAGAAGTTTATTAAACCAGAAGAAGTAATAAAACGATTAGCTGCTGCATCAGGAATAGATGTATTAAATCTTGTTACATCAATGGAAGAGATACAAGCTCAACAGCAGCAAGCACAACAAATGGCTATGCAACAACAGCAGCAAGAACAACAGACTGCAATGATGAAAGCTCCTATGATGGATCCATCTAAGAACCCTGCATTAGCTGAACAATTAGGAGCACCCACTGAACCACCTGAACAACAAGCATGACAGAAGAACAACAAACATTTAGTTATGAAGAGTCTCAAAATACTGAGGTTCTTAATGAAGATGAGCAAGACTCTCTACAGGTTGGAGAGCAGATGGAAGCTGAGCAAGAGCCACTTCTAGCAGGTAAGTATAAAGATACTAAAGATTTAGAGGCAGCCTATCAAGAACTCGAAAAAAAATTAGGCGAAAAATCTGAACCAGACTCACCAAAAGAAGAATCAAAAAATGAAACCAAAGATGAAAGTCCAAAAGAATATGAGAACATTCTAGATAAGCTTTGGGACGAAGGTACTAATTCTAAATTAACTCCAGAAACCTTTGAAAAATTAAAAGGTATGGATCCTATTGAGGTTGCTAAGATGGCAATGCAGCAAAGGCAACAACAACCTCAGTCAAAAGATTTTACTGAGCAAGATGTACAACAAATACATGGTTTAGTAGGAGGTTCAGAGAACTATAAAAACATGATGGGTTGGGCTACTCAGAATGTACCTGAACAAGAAGTTAATTTGTATGATGCAGTAATGGATAAGGGTGATCCCTTAGCTGCTTATTTTGCTGTACAAGCAATGGCTTTAAGGTATCAAGATTCGGTTGGTAGAGAAGGTCAGATGGTTAGAGGTAAAGCACCTAAACAAACATCTGATGTATTTAATAGCCAAGCTGAGATGGTAAAGGCTATGGAAGATTCAAGGTATAATGATGACCCTGCATATAGAGAAGCAATACTTAATAAATTAGAACGATCCAACATTAATTTCTAACCATGACAAGAGTAAAAAAACTAAAAAAAGCAGCAGTTCAAGGTGTAAGAGATTACGCTGGTATGTTTAAAAAATTTCATGAAGCATGGAAAGGTAGGAAAGAAAGTTACGATACATATGTAAAAACTTACGGTCCTAAAAAATAGATAGTCATGGCGACCTGACAGTTCATCATCGCCTATCACCTATCTTGTATTTCAATGACTACTATTACCGAATACGGTAAGCAAAATATCTTTGCCAAAGAAACACCACCAAGACTTATGAACGACAACGAACAAGGCTTCTTAATGGAGCAAGCTGAGAGAACTAACGGACAACTTGCCATGCTTGGCTTTGTTGCTGCTCTCGGTGCATACATAACTACTGGACAAATCATTCCAGGAATCTTTTAACTTTTTTATAAATGACTACAGCCACATTAACCAAACCATTTGACAACTGGCAGCGTTTCTGTGACTGGACTAC